CCAAAAACACTGGTGGGTAATTTTGAACCGGACCGCCGTTTCTGGGCTGGAAACGCCCTTACCCATCTTAACGGGGCGCGTGACATTGACGGTTGTGGGTCCTTCCCAGGGCTTCGAGCACTGCGGTCGATAAGAGGGCCGCGCGGCGGGGCATTTTTTTTGTGCGGTTTTGTGGTCCGGTCCGGCGGGGGTGGTCGTGACATCGTCGTCGGCCTTGACGGTGACATTGGCGGTGGGGGTGACATTTATTTAAGGTGACATTATGAGTTGGTTAGACAGAATATTGGGAAGAAAGGAACAGGCAGAGGTGATCGTTAAGCTCAAGTGCAGTATTTCGCGGCTGACAAAGGCACTCATTAAGGTGGGGGCCGAGGCTGTGAACTTCAAGAAGAAGTACGAGGATCTGGCATCACAGCGAGGTCCGTGTTCGGCTTCTTGCTATCACCATCACACGCATCCCTGCGAGGGTTGCGGGCGAATCGGTTATCTGCCGAGTGTTTGGGGGGAGCCGACTGACGGAGAGGTGGCCGAGCTCGAAGCCTCGACGAAGGCGAAAGGCAGACCAAAGGAAGTGGCGTTATGAGTTTGACTATTGCACAGTGCAGGGTTATCGAGCGGATGCAGGCGGGGGCGGTGATTGGGGAATGGTGCCGCGGCAGCAAACGGAGCTACTCGCTGCTTTGGACAGAGGACCGGCCGCGCTGGGAGCGGACGGAGCGGCATCTCCTTAGCCAGACCGTGTTCGCGTTGTTGGCGGCCGGTTTGATTCGGCAGGATGACAGCATCGGCGAGCGGATGCTGCGGTTTAGTAGGGACGGCTGGCTTGTGCTTACCGAGAAAGGACGGGCGTTATGAGTCATTTTGTAATTGTGAACCGTTACGCCGGCGAGTTGCGGCGGGCACCGGTCGCGGACTTGGTTGCGCACTTCGGCCTGGGCGGGCAGGTGCGCCGGGTGCTGTGGGACCTGCAATGCGAGACCATCGAGGACGTCTGCGCCCTGACGTGGAGGGAGATAGCGAGTTGCAGTACGGAGATGGCGCATCGCAGGATTATGTTGTTGCAGGAATACGCCAAGGCGGCGGGATGGTTAGAAAGGTAGTGACATTATGGCAGAGAAAATGAGTCTCTATGTTGATTTGCGTGGCAATATTTGGAAGGGTCCTTTCAACAACGAAAGCAACTTTCATTATGCGCGATTGCACGGCGTAACTAACGGGCGAAACATAGGTGTGATTCAGCCTATATGGTGTCAGGAAAAAAGTGAATCCGACCCATCGTGGCTGTTGATTGGCGAAGTCCCGCCGGAAAGGAAGTGACTTATGCCGCCGAGTGCTCTTCATAATGAGATGGCTTGTATGGCTTTGACGTGGCTTGCGAACAAGGCCACCGCCCGCGGTATACGGGGGACGACCGAGCTGGCCTTGGACCGGGGGTATGTCGCCGACGCCGTGGCCTTATGCTCGCTTCAGGATAGGTTCGTCCGCGCTTACTGCGAGCACTCAAATCTCAAGCAGCTTGTCGGCAACGCTCATAGGAATAAGGAGTCCGGCAAAATCGAGTATACGTTCGCCGGCGACGTGGGGAACTACCTGGCCTGCATCTTCGAGGCTAAAGTCACCAGGTCGGATTTTCTCGCCACTTTCGGTAACGGCGGGAGGCACAAGAACCGCCTCACACCGGTTGGGGCCCTGCACTGGTGCGTGACGCCCAGGGGCTTGGTTGGTCCCGACGAAGTGCCTGGGTTCTGGGGGTTGCTGGTTCCGTATGGGGGGGGTCTGAGCGAATTGAAAAAGCCGACAATTCAAATACTGAACGAACCGGATATGGACCGAATCGCTCATAAACTATTATGGCCGCTTCAAGCATGCCGCGGCTATATCGAGTGCAAGGGGTGTGGCAGATATACAACAGCGGGTTATTGCAGCCGATGCAAAATGCGAGGCAAAAAAGAGATAGAAAGGAAGTGATGTTGTGGGTCTGACCGATGACGAGGACGAAGCCGCCAGGCGGGTAATGGAGCCGTATGTGAAACAGGCCAGGCGGCTACTTGCCGAGCTTGACGGGATAAAAGGACCGGGGCGCAAGATGAAGGATTGGAATATTGCGGCGGAGACGTTGACGGTCTTTGCGGCTGCGGCTTTGCATTGTGCATCGGATGGTCGGGAAAGGAAGTGACGTTATGAGTTATAATTATCAAGAGCAGCGGGCCCGTATTTTTACCGACGAGGGGCAAAGGGCATTTCTGAAGGTTAGAGACGAGGCGGCCAGGCTGCTGGAAGAGGCCGGCGCGTTTATGATGTTCAACCCCCTGCGTGCAATAACAGACGATTCGTGGCTGCAGATGGCTTACGTGGACCGGCTCGTTGAGCTGGGCGAGATTCGAGAAATAACACCACCGAGGGCGGCTGGGCATCGCCGTGTATTTGTGAGGGCGGAACAATTAAGGCAGAAAAGGGGGTGACATTATGAGTTTCTGGATTTGTGTGGGTTGTTTTTTTGGCGGCGGGGTGTTTGGGATACTGGCGGCGGCGTTGTGCGTTGCGGCCTGGGATGGGCGGCGGGGCGCCCCGCATATACCGGCGGATTCGATACCGCCCATGCCGCCTGTTAAGCCGCCCAGGCTGGAGGATAGAGAGGTTTGGATTCGAGAGTTAGAAGAAGAGGTCGCCCGGCTCGTCGAGGCGCTCGCCAACGCCCTGGCGGCTGTAGGGAGGGGGGACGTATGAGTATTTTGATTTTCTGTGGCCGTGTGGCCGTCTGTTTTTGTTCGTTTGGCGTGGTTTTGGCGATGCTTATCTGGCCGCTTTGGCGGGGGAAGTATGGGGTGCATAGATGAGAAGACAGAAGACAGAAGACAGAAGGCCCCGGCGAGATAGCTGGCGCATCTCACGGGGCGGGCAGAAGGCAGAAGGCGGTAGATGTGGATAATCCCGAACAACTCACGGTTCTCTCGTTATGTACCGGGTACGGCGGTCTCGAACTCGGACTTTCCCGGGCATTACAAAGACCTCTTAGAGTCGTTGGTGTGGAGATCGAAGCCTACGCCCTGGCGAACCTGGTTGCTAAGGCTGAGGAGGGTTCGCTGGCTATCGAGGCTCTGTGGCCGGACGTGCGAACCTTCCCGGCTCAGAGATTTCGAGGATGCTTTGATTTCGTCCTTGCTGGCTACCCGTGCCAGCCGTTCTCCGTCGCCGGCAAGCGAAAAGGCTCAGACGATTCCCGACACCTTTGGCCGCATATTGCACGAATCGTTGAGGCAGTTGAGCCTGTTTGGTGCTTCTTCGAGAACGTCCCCGGACACCTTACCCTCGGATTCGCCACAGTTTATCGAGAGTTACGAACGATGGGTTACTCGGTTGAGGCAGGACTCTTTACAGCGGCAGAGGTCGGCGCCCCCCACAGACGGCAGCGGCTGTTTGTCCTGGCCCACCGCGACGAAGATGGGACAGGCGCAGACAGCGGAGAATCCGTCGCCCGGACAGACGGGAGGAACAACTTTAGCCGGAGCGGTGGGGCAATGGCCGACGCCGAATTGCCCGCGGGAACACTCGACGGGCTTGATGAAGGAATGGGGAGGTTGTCACAACAAGTTAAGGCAGTGGCCGACTCCGAACGTTCCGAACCGGGGTCCGGAGACAAGGGCGTCGAAGGCGAAGAGGCCGGAGTCCGGGGGGATCGATTTGCAGACGGAGGTGAAAAACGTGGTTCGTCGAACGTTGCCTACTTGCCAAGTAGGTGGCCGGCCCGACCAGGCGAGCAGCAGTACGAATGGGAAGAGCCCAGAGTTGTGGCCGACTCCCTCGGTGACGTTCAACGGGGACTCGCCGGAGAGTTACGAGAGACGGCAGGAAAAAGTGCTGGCGACGCCGGGGAATCACGGCAAATCGGGGATAACGTTGGAGGCCAAAGTCGCTGCGGGCAAGCTGAATCCCGACTGGGTCGAGCAGCTTCAAGGGCTGCCTGTAGGGTGGACCGACTTAGGCTCCTGGGAAACGGGGTAGTGCCGCAACAGGCGGAAAAGGCGTTTAGGTGTCTCTATGAAATACGCAAACCAGAATCCAGAAACCAGAAGCAAGTATCCGGAATCCGGAAGTTTTAGCCACATCCGCAGGCGGCGTAGCCGGCGGAAAAAAGGGTGCGTTGCCGGGGTGGCTTAGAGCCACATAAACACGACCGAACAACACCCGGCAACGCATTATTATTTCACGTGCCTGTGAGGCACAAAGGCGGTGACTGATTATGAGTGCGATTAGGATTATCGAGAAGATCAAGTTGGGCAAGTTGGGCGAGAGGGAGACGGTGACGACGTTCGAGGTCGCCGGGTTCGGAAACGGCGTCGATGTGATTCTGGGATTGATGTTCAGGTATAAGGACCCGGGAGTATTACAGGAGACACAGGACCGGGACCGGAGGCCGGAGAGTTCGACGGTCCTCGATCTGGGGCGTCAGATCGCACGGCTGACGGCCGAGAAGGCGGAAACCATCCGTGGGCTGTGGGACATTATAGTGAAGACCAACCGGGATTGCAGCTGGTGCCACGATCACGTTGATGCGATGCTCAGGAGATTGGGGTCAACGGAGCCCCCAAGATGCTCACGTGCCTGTGAGGCACAAGGCGGTGACTGATGACTGATACTGATACTCCCGTGCCTGTAAAGCGTGACACGGTTGGAATGACCGCGGCGGAGAATACGCCGCGCAGATCTCATGTGCCTATGAGGCACCACAAGGCACTTAGCGTTCGCCAGCCCTGGGCCTCTATGATCGCGGGGTTATGTCCGGGGGTTGTTAAGACTATCGAGACTCGGACGTGGCGGACGGACTATCGGGGGGACCTGGTTATCTGCTCTTCGGGGAAACCGGATACGCCCGGGATGCACTGGCCGCGGGGCGAGTATCCGGCCGGCTACGCCCTGTGCATTGCCGAGCTTGTGGCCTGCCGGCCGATGACCTGGCACGACTGCGAGAAGGCGTGCTGCGATCTTTACGATAGGGCTTGGGCCTGGGTGCTTCGAGATATTCGCAGGATCGAGCCGCCGGTCAAGGTCAAAGGGCGGTTGGGGATTTTTGGGATAGAGTTGAAAGTGCCTAAAGTTAATAAAGTGAGCTAAAGTGACTAAAGTTTTAACGGGCAGGATGCAGAAGATCGTGAATAATCAATCATCAATTATCAATCATCAATCGCCTGCAAGGCGCAATGAGATAATCTTAGGCGACTGCCTTTCGATTATGCGGGGCTGGCCGGACGGTTTTATCGATATGGGCATAACGAGCCCTCCGTACTGGGGGTTGCGGAGCTATGCCTGGGGCGGGGACCCCGGATGCCTGGCAGGCGGGGGCGACAGGCCGCCCCGACACAAGTGGGCGGATATCGATAAGGTTTATCAGGGCTGCTCATGCGGGGCAAGGCGGCCGCGGTATGGGCTCGAGCCGACTGTTGACGAGTACATAGAGAACACCGTCGAGATATTCTCCGAGGTCCGGCGCGTATTGAAGGACTGGGGCACGCTATGGCTGAACGTCGGCGATGCTTACGCTCAGGATAGCAAGTGGGGCGGGGCGACGGGCGGCAAGCACGTTAGTGGGCTGCATGGCGGTGGGGGCGTTGGGCGAGGCAAGAGCAAAGCGAACCTACCCGATGGCAACCTTATCGGTTTACCCTGGCGCGTGGCTTTTGCGTTGCAGGCGGACGGCTGGTATCTTCGGTCGGCGATAACGTGGGTCAAGGCATGGAGCTTTCACGACTGCGGCCAGGAGCGGGTCGAGGACGTTCAGACGGGGCTGTTCGGCCAGGAGATCGTCGATGTGATCGACGAGGGCAAGAGCTACGTCGGGTCGTGTATGCCCGAATCGCTAAGCGGATGGCGGTGGGTGCGGTGTCGGGTGAAGGTGAAAGCGGGGGGCACAAGTGGGGATCCTCTGGAAACTAATCGGCTTGGCAAGGGTGTAGACCTACGCAATGCACCCGAAGGATGGTTTGCCCAATGGGCCGATTGTCCCGGCTGCCTAAAGTGCGAGGCGAACGGCGGGCTGATCTTGAGGAAGGGGTCTTGGCGGCCCACTTCTGCTTCTGAGATGCTGTTCGAGTTTGCAAAGTCGCGCGAATACTACGGCGACGGCGAGGGGGTTAGGGAGGCGCACGTTGAGCCTTGGCGCAGTACCGGCAAAATCGAAAGCCATGGTCCTAAAAGTATTGAGGCAGTTAAAGCGGGGGTAAATGCTGGGTATGGCTTAGTTAGCAATAGACCTCGCGAATATAACCCCGTAGGGCGCAATCTCAGAAACGTATGGTGCATCCAGACTCAGGCCACAAGCGTCCCTCATTATGCTTCATTTCCTGAAAAGCTCGTCGAGCCGTGCATAAAGGCCGGTACTTCCGAGAAGGGAGTATGCCCGGAGTGCGGGCGGCCGTGGGCGCGGGTTATCGACCATAAGCAGGTTATGCGCTATAGGCCAAACGCTCATGTGAAATACGAAAATGGAGGACCGAGCGGACAGCCGGACCAAAGGGTTGCGGGCGTGGCGAATACCACTATCGGCTGGCGTCCGACGTGCGAATGTGGCCCCGGTGAGATAGCTGAGGCATCTCACGGGGCGAGCAGGGAAGCTAAACCAGCCGTTCCGGGTGCCTCACAGGCACGGGAGAATTTACCTGCCTCTAAGGCAGTTGTTTTCGATCCTTTTGCCGGCACTAATACTGTCGGGGTTGTGGCCGAGCGCCTGGGACGGGACTGGATAGGGTGCGAGATTAACCCGGAATACGCGCAGATAGCAGAAAAGCGAATGGCGAAGGCGCCGCTTCTGAGGAAATAATCAATAATCAATTGAACCATGCACCAGCAACTGACATTTGACTTACTCCTGAACCCTTCGGTTACTGAGGCCGAGGAGGGGCGGCTGTGCGCCCAGGGGAGGGCTATGTTGGGGCTGTTTAGGTCGAGGGACTACATGGGCCTTACCGTTTCCACTATCGATCTGGCCGAGATCGGCTGCCAGTATAACGCCCGGCTCTGGGAGGTCCGCCGGTTCCTGATACCGCAGGGGCTGTGTATCGACCTTATTGCCAAGGACCCTGTCGCCGCCGGGGTGAACCATTACAAGATCGTGACGCTGAGTAAGAGTACGTATTATGCGCAGCACAGGGATAAGTTAGAAGCAAGAAGGCAGAAGGCAGGAGACAGAAGAGCGTGAATAATCAATCATCAATTATCAATAATCAATTGACAATGGAGACGATATGGACAGCAAAATGAAAATGATTGCCGATTCCGAGCAGAAGATGCAGAAGATTTTGGAAACAAAGGGCGATAGATTGGATGCTTTTCTATTCGATCACTCGGCGCAGGTTGAGCAATACCGCGCGGCTAAAGCGTTAATTGCAGTTGCTCAGGCCCATCACATAGCTTGTAAAATGGAAGATTAGTTTGTCCCACAAAGGTCGCTTATAGCGACGTAGCAATTGCGCCGTCCATTCTGCGACGGCGGGAAAGGAAGTGACTTATGACAAGAACGAAAATTGCACCCGGTGTGTATCGTTACGCCAAGAGGATAGGCCAGCCGCTGAAGATGCCGGAGAGCAGAGGGGAGAAGACAGAAGTCAGAAGCAAGAAGACAGAAGACAAAATCCAGGGGGCTAAACCCGCCGGTCCGGGTGCCTCAGAGGCACGGGAAGCTAAAGCCGCCGTTCCGGCGGCCGGGCAAATAACACATCCGCAACCCTGGCCGCGGCCGGAGATACATGAGAATTTACCTGGCTTTAAGGCAGCCGCCGTTCCGGCGGCGGGTGAGTTTGTGCGGCGATTTCGCGCGACTTTGTACGAATATGCACATTTTCCGAGCGTCGTCGCCGTACGAGTTCGAGACGAAGGGTATGAAGCCTGTGCCCACATCGAACAGCTCGCAACTGAGCTCGCAGCGGCGGAGAAGTTATCTGCCTCTAAGGCAGCCGCCCGCGAGCGGGGGTTCGTTCGGATGGTCGAGGTGAACGGCCGGGCCCATGCGAAGATACGCGCTCAATGCAGCGAGATCGCCGAGATCAGGCGGGATGCGCGGGAATTATTGAAGGCTTTAACCACAGATTTCACAGATTAGCCACAGAGACACGAGGTCAGAAGACAGAAGCAAGAAGTCAGAAGACAGAAACCAGAAGTCAGAAGACAGAAGTCAGAAACCAGAAGGCAGAGACCATTAACCAACTAACCAATCACCGAATGACAGGAGTTTTATTATGACTACACAGTGTGTTCCAACCAACGCCGACGATGCGACGGCGGCCCTGCAGGGGGCAATCGATTCGGGCGTAACCAAAGTTATAGTACCCTACAGAGGCCGGCCTTGGGCAATCCGGCCAATTACGTTGGCGAGCGACCAGGAAATTATTTTCGAGCCGGGCGTAAAGGTTATCGCCGAGCAAGGGGAGTTTAAGGGTATGAACGACTGCCTGTTCGAAGCGAGCGATAAGGAGCATATTATCCTGCGAGGATACGGCGCTACGCTGGGAATGCGTAAAGAGGATTACATAGGAAGCGGCTACGATCAGGGTGAATGGCGACATATACTTCAACTCGTAGGTTGCCATAACGTGGAAGTATTAGGCTTGACGTTACGGGATAGCGGCGGCGACGGTATTTATTTGGGACAAGGGGGTGCGACATCCCCGCATTGCAAGGATATATTCATCGAAGATTGCACCTGCGACAACAACTACCGCCAGGGGATAAGCGTGGTAAGCGCCGAGGACCTGCGGATTGTAAACTGCACCCTCAAGAATACGTCCGGCCATTCGCCGGGCGCCGGTATCGACCTGGAACCGAACGAGCCGTGGAATAAATTAGCCAATATAGTCGTTAGGAACTGCATATCCGAGGACAACGAAGGTCGCGGCTTTATAGTCTCCTTGCACAAGCTCAATGAGGTGTCTGCCGACATATCGATTGTGTTTAAAGATTGCTATGCAAAGGGCTGCGGCCGCGGTCTGGAAATCGTAACCAATAATCTCGTTGGGCCGAAGGGTTCGATTGAGTTTAGAAACTGCGTTGTCGAGGACGCCCTAAGCGCCGCCGCCTGGATCGTAACGAATACAAGGAGCTTCGGCCTGCGATTTACCAAATGTAAAATCAATAACACCAACTGTGCGGACGCCTTTCCTGAAAAGGAGTACATCTTCTCGGACAACGAGTACGGCTTCCCTATCGTCCTGCGAATCAGGAGGCAGGAGACGCTCGACGCGGCGGGCGAGATATATTTTGACGACTGTTGGGTTTATGGGATTAAAGATGGTCCGGCCCTCTTCGTGCGGACCTCCGGTTCCGGCGTCATAAACATCGGCGGCAATATTTATGCTCAACGCAAAGATATTGGAGAGCCGGTAACAGGCCCCGATGCGGAGAATATTCGACTTAACGTGGAATGGCGGGTCGATCATTGACCGTTTAGCCACAGAGACACGAGGTCGGAAGACAGAAACCAGAAGTCAGAAGCAAGAAGACAGAAACCAGAATCCAGAGACCAGAAGACAGAAGTCAGAAGACAGAAGACAGAAGTCAGAAACCAGAATCCAGAGACAATTAACCAATTAACCAATCACCAAATAATAGGAGTTTTATCATGGCGGAAGTCGCGATAGCACATTGCCGTCGATGCGGCGCCCGCTGCAGGGTAGGCGGGGCCGGGAATCCGGGGGCGAAAATGCTGCGACGATCCAACGAGCCCAAAGGTCTCTGTGTCAACTGCGCCACTCACGACTGGCTGCGGAATACGTATCCCGTCAATATGCTTTTGGCGGAAAACGGGCCGAAGATTTTAGTGCATTGGCATATACGAGAGCAGTTCGCCGACATTATGCGATGCGGTATGGCCGACGCCAAACCGGACGAGATCAACTGGAACCTGATGAACGAGAACTGGGATTTGCCGTTTCCGCACAAAATAAAGAGAAGCGCGGCTAATCCTTGTTCGCAACAGGACCTTGACGAAATCAAAAGCGGCAAACGCCGAGGCCTGGGCCAAAAGATTCCCGCGAAGAATAAGTACACTATCTGCAATCCGCCGAAGGTCGTTAGAAGTTTCAGGGAGTTGAATGAAGTTGAGGCCGGCCTCGGAGATGAACTCAAAAGTCTATTGGAAACTCAAAGAAACCCCAAACAAAGGAGCGTAAAAATGGCGAAAAAGAAGAAAAAGCACGTTGACGAAATGTTGATTGATGTTTACCCGGAGAATATTATGGAGATCGTAGAGGCTGCGCGGGTCTATAAGAAACACCAAAAAGATCGCATGGCGTTTTTAGCAAAGGAGGTTGCTCAAAAACAAGTAGTTCTCGACTTGATAAAAGCGGGGAAGATGAAGACGCTCGATGGAGGCAAAATAAAGTTCGAGTACGATAGTGTGTTGATTACCATCAAGCCGCGCGATGAGTTGATCACGGTCAAAGAACAATCGCCCAAAGGATAAGCGGCGCCTTAAAGGCGGACCTTCGAGTCCTCTCCCGGCACGTAAAGGAGGGGGTTGCGATGCGAAGCGTCGGCTGCGAGCTGGCCTTGGACTACGCCAGCGGCCGTGCGACTCTGACGCGCCTGGATACCGGCGAGGTAGTAGTCGAGCGGGACATGAGCGAAGAGGAAAAGCAGATGAATTTGGATTTTGACACGGATTGAACGAAGGACATAACTACTTAACCAATTAACCAATTAACTTTTCCAACAGTGTCTAAAAAAAAACGCTCAACCTCGAGGTCAAAGAAACGCAGCGGCCGGAACGCTGCGCAGCAAAACGACGCATTCTGCGTCACTCAGATAGCGGCTGCGGCTTATGCCGGCGTTTGCGTTCGCGTTGTTCGGCGGTGGAAGAACCAGCGGGGGATGCCCGTTACTCCGGAGGGGTGGTATATCAAGGAGATGCTGGACATTTGGAAGGATAAAGACGCCGGCGGGCAGGGCGCCCTTATGGCCGAGCATCGGCAGCGGGATATTATCGCTACGGCGGGCAAGAAGGAGTATCAGGCGAGGAAATTGGCGGTCGAGCTGGCGGTGATCGAGGGGAAATATCATAGCGTCGCCGACTGCGAGAAGAGGAGCGGAAGAAAGGTAGTGGACCTGGTCAGGGGGCTCGAAGGGATGAGGAGGAAGGTGGAGGCGAGAGTGCCGGCGAAGGTCAGGCCGGTCGTTAGCAGGATAATGAAAGAGGAAATTCGGTATATGCGTCAGGGGTTCGCCGGTGAGAGAAGTGACTAAAGTGAACTAAAGTGAACTAAAGTGCCTAAAGTTATACGCTATACGCTATATTTATCAGCCTATAAGGCAGAAAGGAAGTGACGACAATGCAAGATCCCGATACAGGACGAATGAAAGCCGTAAGTCTCACGAAGTTTAACGAGATGCTCCAAGGGGGCCGGAACGTAGTGACCGTAGGCGATGTTTTCCGGGTCCGACGCTGTTACTTTGAGATCGAGAACATATCCGACTACGGCATAAGCGCCAAGGGTATAACGCGCACAGAGTTTTTCGATAAGCGCAAGCACATGAGGCGTTAAGAAGGGTAGGTTTGATTATGGGTCGCAGACTGGGGGAATTTGGCGCAGTGTTTGGATGGTGTTACTCGCGTTACGGCGGCTGGGGCTGGTGCTTGTTGTACTGGATGCCGGCGCGCCCGGATAGAGACGTGAAATATGGAGGGCCTCAGTGTCATCGTTCTCGGCCTATAACGCGTGCGGGATTTATGAGCCAGGCCCGGGGGCTGCATTGGGATAGAAGGTCACGGTATGGGGAAAAATGAATAATCAATGGACAATCATCAATAATCAATCCAGCCCGTGGAGCGAGGCGGAACGTGATATCTGGCGGCCTCGGGCTGCTGCCAACGTATGGCAGTGGGCGGACGCTAATCGTCAGTTGCCGCCTACCAGTGCGATGCCGGGGCTGTACCGGTCGAGCTACGTGCCGTATATGCGGGCCCCGCAGGAGGCGTTTACTGACGAGGAGGTCGAGATTATCGTTATAATGGCGGCCGCCCAGGTGACTAAGTCTACGACGATGCACAACATGCTCGGCTTCTGCATAGCCGAGCAGCCGGGCCCGGCGAGCTGGACGGTTCCGACGCGGGAAGCGGTTATCGAGGCGTCGGGGAAGGTCAAGGCGATGGTGCAGGACTCGCCGGCCGTGCGGAGGCGTTGGGACGGTACGCCCCGGGCGCTATCGCGGAACCGCCATGTGTTCGACAACATGACGGTTAATTTCCTCTGGGCCGGATCGCCTATAACCCTGGCAATGCGGGAGGCCCGATACGAGTTCATCGACGAGCCGGACAAATTCGTACTCTTCTCCGGCAGGGAGGCGAGCCCAATCGACCTATTGATCCACCGGGCGACTACGTATCACGATGCGAAGGTCGTTATCGCCTGTACGCCCACTACGCCGGAGGGGCCGACGGCGACGTGGTACGAGCGGAGTAATAAGCAGCAGTGCAATTGCCCGTGCCCGCATTGCGGCGAGTTTCGCGTATGGAAATTCGTACAGTTGAAATGCCCGAAAACGCTTCGCGACCCGGACGAGATCATCTCTTCGGAGGATGTGTGGTACGAGTGCGAGGTGTGCGGGCATAAGATTCGCGAGGAGCTAAAGGCCGGCCTTGTCGCGGCGCATAAGTGGCTGGCCGACGGCGTGACTATCGACGCCGACGGCAATATCAGAGGCCGGGAACATCGCAGCCGGCGGATCTGCGGGTACCAGGTCTCGGCCCTGGTCAGTCCGTTTCCGCGGATAACGTGGCCGCGTATCTTAGCGAATTGGTTCCAGAGCAATACGGCCGAGGGGATCGCCGCCGGGGCCCTGATGAACTTTCACAACTCTATCGAGGGCATTCCGCACGTCGAGACGGGCAAGAGGCTCAAGGCCCGGGACCTGCACCGGCTGACGGGCGACTTTAGCGGGGGGACGGTGCCGGATTGGTGCCTAATTTTAGTGGCCTCGGCCGACTATCACGAGACTCAGCGGGGTATTATTCGGATCGACTGGGAGGTTCGCGGGTTCGGGTACGGATGCCGCAATGCAGTGATCGCAAGCGGTTCGGCTCAAAGCTGGGACGAGTACGATGAGGCCGTGCTGCTGAGCCCGTTCCCGTGGTCGGATGGGACGAGTAACGAGGACAAGCCGTTCAGGGCCGTTAGGTGCTCGTTCGAGGATGCGAGCTTTATGAGCGATAAGGTCTACGAGCATTGCAATCGGCATCGGGAGATATGCTTCCCGGTAAACGGCATAGGCGGCGGGCGGAGGCAGCCGGTGCAAATGACCGACCTCGAGCAGGCGACTATGAGGAGATTGACGACGAAGCAGAGAAAGCGATGGCGGGGGATGCAGCTCGTCCTTATCGATACCGACTACTTCAAGGACGTTGTAACGTCCTGGGCGGCGGATACGCGAGACGAGGACGGTAATATCACCGCGCCTGCTTTAACTGAGTTCTACGCGGAGGTCCCTTCGCTCTACTTCCGCGAGTTTACGAACGAGACGAAGGTGTTCGTGCGCGATAAGAAAGGGAACGGCAAGTGGGTATGGCGGCCGGTATCGAAGGGCGCGCAGACCCACTGCCTGGATACGGCCGTGTATTCGGCGGCGGCGGCGTTCTATAAGCGGGCGTTCTGGCTGAGAGACCCTGCCTTAAAGGCAGATAAAATCGCGGCGGGGGCGGTGCCTCATAGGCACGTGAAATCACAAACAAAGAAACGACGGGGCGGCGGGTTCCTGGACAATATGCCGCAGCTTCGCTGAAATACGAAATCCAAATATCGAAATCCGAAACTAATGGACAAATTCCTCGACAACTTGCCTGATATAGGGATGGGGCGGCGGAAACAGCCGAAGGTGCGCAAGAAATTACCCGCCTCTAAGGCAGCCGCCGTTCCGGCACTGCCTCTGAGGCAGGGCGGGTTGAAGTGTCCTCGATGCGGGGGTATGGAGTGGGAGACGGTGACTACTAAGCGTATTCCGGGCGGTGTTAGGCGGTATCGGGTATGCGAAAACTGCGGGCGAGGTGTGAGGACCAGGGAGCGAATAGAGAAATGAGTGGCTAAAGTGAACTAAAGTGCCTAAAGTGAGCTAAAGTTAAGGGCGACAATTATGGATAGGCGGACATTCTTAAAGGCGATAGGCGGCGTTGCGGCGGGCGGGCTGCTGCCGGTTTTGCTGGGCGAGCCGAAGGGGAAATATGATTGGCCGTTGCCGCAACCGCGGACCGTCGAGGGCAAGGCTACGTTGACCTGGGCAGCCGGCGAGCGAATAACCGAGGGGGCGATGGTCTTTTATGGGGAGGACGGCAAGTGCTATCGGGTCACGTCGTATACAAAAGGCCCTATGCCTTGGGCCGCCTTGGATCCTTCTCGCCCCTGATATCCACGGCCGCTTTTCACCAATCACCACTCACCAATTCACCACTCACAATTACCCCCTCCGCGGAAGATTTCATACTACATGTAGTACGTTTTTACTTCCGGGCCCTATATTGTGTGTTTTTTCTTTCCTTTGCACCGTTCGACAGCCGTATTGTAGAGGTATCGAAGACAGAAGTCAGAAAGCAGAAGTCAGAAAGGATTTGAAATGAAACGACTAATAAAATGGGGTAGCAGCGGGTAAAGGCGCGTGACGCTTTGCAGGATGCAAAGCGCAGATCTTACTCGCCTATAAGGCGATGGCGTATACACTCGCAGAGCAGTTGGATTCGGTTCAGGCGGCCATTGTGGCCATCGAGACTTACGGCCAGGGGCTAACGGCCCACGACGGCCGGAGCCATACGAGGGCCGATTTGCAGACGCTATACACGAGGGAGCAGCAGATACTCAGGAAGATCGAGCAGGAGACTAATCGGGGCAGAACAGTAGCTGAGTTTTAGTGAGTAGTGAATGGTGAGTAGTGAGTGGCGAATTAACCAATTAACCAATCGCCAACATGACGAATGCAAGAGACATCCGAATCAGAGTTTTGGCATAGTCCGAGGGCGGGCTCGTCGATGGGCAGAAATTCTCTGGCTCTAAGCCAGATGGTAGATTCTCTTGTTGGCATCTTCTCGCCGAAAACGGCTTATAAGCGGAAGGCGTATCGGTTCTGCTACGACGCTTTGGACTCGCATCGGACTCGCAAGAAGCGGAGCAGCGGAGTGGGCGGGACGGGCGATTCCCGACTGACCGAGCAGAACTTATTCCAGTCGCGCGAGATAACCCGCGAGATGTGCCGGAACAATCCCTTAATCGACGGCATGTTCCAGACGGAATGCGACGGTATAATCGGCAGCGGGGTGAAGATACAGGGCAGGACGGGCGATACGAAACTCAACGAGGATCTCGAGGCGGCGTGGAAGGAGGAGATGCTCGATAAGGCCTGCGACGTTACGGGGAGCTATTTGTTCGGTCCGTATTTAGGGATGCAGTTTCAGAGTTATCGAAGGGACGGCGACTCGGCGACGATCTATCATACCGATTTGCTCCAGGCGGTCGAGGGCGAGAATATCGGGACGCCCTGGGGGGGCCAGAAGAAGGAGCTCGATCCGAGCCACTTCGAGATAATCAACGGCGTTGCCTACTCGAAGAAGACGAAGGCCCGGATCGGATTCTATATAGGCGAAAGCGACCGGAAATACGGATATATCAAGGCGGGGAGCTGGAAGAAATACAAGGCCGATAAGGTGCACCTGATGTTCAATCCGAAGCGGTTCAGCCAGAGCCGCGGGCGGCCGGCGCTGACCAGTGCAATCGATTTCGTCGATAAGCTGATGGGCTACGTGGACGCCGAATTGGTTGCGGCCAAGGTGAACGCCTGCTTCTCGATGTTCATTTCGCAGGAAGACCTTATGATGCCGAACGCATATACCGGGGGCGTATCCAGTACGGGCCGAGACGAGGACGGCAACCGGCTCGAAAAGATGGAGCCCGGCTCGATCCTCTACGGCAAGCCGGGCGAGAGCGCTACGGGGATCGGACAGACCCGGCCAGGTTCGCTGTTCGATCCGTTCGTCCTTCGGATGCTGATGTTTATCGGGCGGCCGATGTGTATGCCGCTGATGCTGATTACCCTGGACTTTTCCGGCGCTACGTTTATGAACGCCCGGATCGCGTATCAGAAAGTCCAGGATGCGTGGCTGCGGGAGCAGGAGTGGGTGGTTAAACCCTTCTGCTCGCGGACGTGGCGATGGAAGATAGGGCGCCTTCTCGAAACCGGGCGGATCAAGACGAGCAATCCGAACGTATTGAGCCACGAAGTGATCTGTAAGACGTGGCCTTACGTGAACCCGGACCAGGAGACGAAGGCGAACGAGCGGGAACTGAAGCTCCGCACAAATAACAGGACGCATATCTGTGCCCGGCAGGGCGGGGACTTCAAGGAGATTGAGGCCCAGAGGAAAATCGAGGACGAGCTGATCGGGGAGAGTAAAACCGCCGACCCGGTGGCGGACGATGGGGACGAGAAAGGGGAAAACGACGATGGCGCCTCACAGGCACGTGAAGACAAAGAGGGACAAGACAATGAGAAATAATCATTCGAACCACGCTCCGGCGGGGGCGTGTGAGTTTATCAGGCCGGTCGAGAAATTCGCGGACGATGATGCCGATAACGGCCGGTTTCGGATCATCGCCTATTCGGGGGAGGTCATTCCGGACCATTGGTATTGGGGGAATGTTGCTTTCGATCTGAAGGGCCAGAAATTCGCAAAGGCGAAGACGCCGATCCTCAGCGAGCATGACCACAATATGCGGATAGGATTCACGACGAGGCAGGAGATCGGCGAAAGAATAGTCGTCGAGGGCACTTACCTCTCGAATGCGGAGGCGGCACAGATGAAGAGCGATATCGCGCAGGGGTTCCCGATGCAGGCGAGCGTATATAATCCGCCGGAGGTGATCGAGGATGTGCCGGCCGGCGCGAGCGTCGAGGTGAACGGGCATACGCTTAACGGGCCGGGGACGGTATTTCGCCGGGCGACAATACAGGAGGTTTCGTTTGCCGTGGTCGGCTACGACACGAATACCCGGGCGATGGCGATGGCGGAGGACGACAAACAGGAAATTCAATTTGAAGTAGTCAATACAAAGGAGTATGAAATGTCCGAGAAAGACAAACAGATCAAGGAGCTGACGTTGGACCGGTTCAGCGCCGAGCATAGCGACCTGTACTCGCAGATCACTACGGCCGCCAAGGCCGCCGGCGGGAAAGAAGCGGACGAGAAGTTCGCCGCATTCTGCGAGAAGTTCGGCGACTGCCCGGCGTTCGTTATCGAGCAATTCGGCAAGGGCGTCTCGATTACCGAAGCGACGGATGCCTTCGCCCAGAAGATGAAGGGCGAAAGGGACGCGGCTATTGCATCGGCCGAAGAGGCGAAGAAGAGTGCTAACACCGCCGCTGCGGTGGACGACCCGGCTCATCAGGAGTTCTCCGACCTGCAGAGCAAGAAGGGCGCAGAGGCGGACGGCCTGGAAGGGGACGAGAAATACGCCGCCGAGTTCAAGGCCGATAAGCAGGTCCGATTCGAGTTCCGCAATAAGCTCGATGACTATAAGGCATTCCGCCGGAACGAGGAGAAGGGCCTGATCAAGGTTAAGACGGCCTAAGAACGGAAAACGGACGTTAGAAGACAGAAGTCAGATTAGCCAGGAGATTAGTATGAAACATAAAGAAAAAGCGGCTGCGGAGGCGGCGGCGAAAGAGAGAGTTGCTGTGCCCGAGAAGAAGGCTAAGGCGGCTGGGGCGAAAGAGGTTCCCACGTTTAGCATCCCGGCCGACGATCCGTTCGTTGACGGGGCGGCTCGTGCCTACGGCGGGGATATGATCGATCCGACGGCCCGGCCTTTGGTTCTTAGGGCGGACGACCCGGCGGCGCTTGCCGCGCTGGAGGCATACCGGCTCCGGGCGAGCGGGGGCTGCAACCACGCCAGGGCCAAAGCGGCGAACGAGGCGATAAACGCCTTCGCCAGGTGACTTGTAGTCACATAAGCATTAGGATTTGGATTAAGGATTTATTGTTATGTGCCTATAAGGCACGGGAGTTTTGAAATGACTACATTAGCAGTTGACACGGCGGTGGTCGAGGTTAAGGGCGAGCTCGACTCGATACCGATTATCGCCTCGGACACCGTATTCGAGGGGGCTATGGTGGGCGAGAACTCGTCCGGCTACGGCCGGCCCTTAGTCGCCGGGGACAAATTCAAGGGCCATGCAATCTACCAGGTGGCCAACGAGACCGGCTCGGCCGGCGATAAGGAGATAACCGTTCGTCGCGGGCGGTATCGGCTGGACGTCGCCTTAGTCGCCTTGATAACCGACCTTGACGTACCGGTTTTCGCCTCGGACGACGCCACGCTAACGCTCGACGCATCGGGCAACAGCTTCGTCGGCGTGATTACCAGGTACGTCTCGGCGACGAGGATGGAGGTCGAGTTTAGGCCGGGCGAGGACGATGAGTTCGGCCCGGACCAGAACCGCGACACCAAGACGGACGACTATACCACCGACGCCGAGGATAACGGCAAGATCATCTACCTCTCGACCGATACGAAGACGGTCACGCTGATAGCGACGGTGGCGGGGTATCGCGTGCGGATAGTCAATAACGCCGGGGACGGGACGGCAGAGATCCACGTCGATCCGAACGCCTCGGACAATTTCCTGGGCGGGCCGGACCAGGCGGCCGGGGGCGACGGCAAGAAGCTGTCGAATACCAAGGCGACGCAGAAGAGGGGCGACTACCTCGACCTGCTCGGCGACGGGACCGCCGGCTGGAATATCGTCGGGATGAGAGGCACGTGGGCGATGGAATCGTGAGCCTTGTAGGCTCGTAAGTATGGTCCGCTCATACCGAGCGGATTGAAGAGGCTCTTTGCCGGTCTGTGATCGGTGACATAAGAATACCGGGTTTGCCGACGGACCGATCAATCCGTCGGCGACGTAAGAACAATCAAGCGGCAGTTAGGTGCCTAACCACCTGGCTGCCGCTTTTTTGTTGCCCCTCCGGGAAGGATAGGCAATCGATTAACAAATTAACCAATCAAGCAATCACCAATTAACCAATTAACTAATTTTGGAGTTTGATCATGGGAGCACAAGGTTTAGGTTCAAGGGCGATTATAGGATCGTTCTACAACATGCTGGAGACGGCGCTAGGAACGTCATGGCTGGATGCGATCTCGATGTACTTTACTTCGGACCAGGCGGAGGAGACGTACAAATGGCTCGGAATGACCCCGGCGATGCGGGAATGGATCGGCGGCAGGCAGGCGAAGGGGTTCCGCGAAAACGGCATTACCATCGTCAATAAGAAATTCGAGTCCACAATGGAAGTGCCCTGCGACTGGCTGAGGCGGGACAAGACGGGCCAGATTATGATCCGCGTAGGCGAATTGGCGAGAAGGGCGGCCGAGCACTGGGGCAAGCTGGTCTCGACCCTCATCATGAACGGGACCGGGGATACGAACGGGACGTGCTATGACGGCCAGTATTTCTTCGATTCGGACCACTCCGAGGGCGAGAGCGGGACGCAGCTTAACCTGCTGACGAATACGCAAGTGGCGGCATTGGACGTGACCACGCCGACGGCGCCGACGCCGGCGGAGGCGGCCGCGGCGATCTTCGGAGTGATTGGGTATATGCTCAATTACAAGGACGATCAGGGCGAGCCGATCAACGACGGGGCCAGGGAGTTCCTGGTGATGACCTCGCCTGCTCTTTGGGTCCACATGGCGCCCGCTCTTTACAGCCCGCTTGTCAGCAGCGGCGAGTCGAACCCGCTGATCGGCGTTATCAATAACAGCGACTTCAAGGTCCGGATAGTGGCGAACTCGCGGCTGACGTATACGACGCAGTTCGTGACGATGAGGACGGACGCGAAGACCAAGCCGTTTATTCGGCAGGACGAGGAGGGGATTCGAATGGCCGCTATCGCGGAGGGGTCGGAAGAGGAGTTCAATAACGACCGGCATTTGTACGGCGTTAAGGCGGTTCGGAACGTCGGATACGGATACTGGCAGCAGGCGGCGCACGCGACCCTAAGCTGAGTGCCTTATAGGCACATAAGTATTGCGTAGCGTTACAGGAAATCCAGGGGCCGGATCGCCAACGGATTAGGCGGCCCCAGAGATAGAAAGGTTTTGGCTATGACCGAGGAAACGGCGCAGTTGACTGAAGAGGTTTGCAAGGGGCATAGCGGGTTTCACGCGAGGCTCAGCAACGTCGAGAAGGACACGGCCGAGCAGTGGACGGCGATCAATAAGATAATGAACCGGCCGCCGATATGGACGACGGTTATTATTTCGCTGCTTACGTTTCTCTTGGGCTGCGCACTGACATACGCCCGGCTGGCCATAAGTCCATCATAGGCCCGTAAGATCATGGCATCGCAAATAGTCATAGAACGAATCGACGAGCTTGGCAGCGATATACAGAAAGAGCTATTCCTTATGAGATCGGCGAAGAACACAAAGAAACAGACCGCGGCAATCAACAAGGCCGTTACCGGGCTCTATAACTGGCGGCAGGGGCCGCTGGCCGGATTGGCGGCGGCCTTTGCAGAGACCGAAGGGAGGCCGACCTGATGCTACCGGCATATTGGCGACTGATTGCCGTAAACAACACCGACCAGACCTTGACATACGATAGCGCGGCGAGGCTCGCCGCGATAGTTACTCCCTATAAGTTCACATCGGGGGCAATGGCTCAAGGATCGAATATCACGGACGATTTGGGTTTCGATGCAGGCGAGACCATTGCGGCGGCCGCTTCGTCGGAAGGCGATGTGCAGGACAATACGAGTAACTTGTACGTCGGGTTCACCGGCATTTTCTCGGCAATCGCGGACGTCAATTTGACGGAGGGGACTATAGATTTGTATATGGAGGTCTCCCCGGACAATACCAACTGGCCGTCCGACCAGGCGGACTTCGACGTCACTATGGACTGTATTCTTTTAGCCAAACTGAACCTGTCAACGGACGCCGAAGACGAAGGGAGAGCTTGCTGCATAGAGTTTTGATATGGCATTTCCAAACCGCATACGCCTGAAGCCGAGACTGGGAACACCGCTGAAGAAGGGCCATCGCCTGTCGAAGGGTCTGATCGGCTGCTGGCTCTTCAACGAAGGAGGCGGGCAGAGTGCGAACGACCTGAGCGGGAATAATCACGTCGTGACGTTTGCTCACGCACCCGGTAACGTGCCGGGGCTGTTCGGACCGGCCAAGGAATTTGACGGGGCGAACGATTACGGCTCGATCCCCGCCGCTGTGGCGGACCGAATCGAGCAGGCTAACGCCTTTACCATTTCGGCATGGGTGTATAACTCGAACCTCGCACAGGATGGAACGGTGGTAGGCCAATGGAAGTCGGGGGAGAGCCAGTTTCTGCTCTGGATGGATGCGGGCGGCGCGGCGGACGGGTACGCCTTGATTGTTAGCGATAGCGCCGCGGGGACTACGCGGACATCCACAGATTCGGCCAACGCTATTGCCGACAAATGGCAGCACGTAGTTGCCACCTGGGACGGCACGACAGTTGCCGTGTACGTTGACGGCGTTCTGAGCAACTCAAATTCCGGGGCGAGAACAATCAGAAGCGCCGCCAATACGATAGGAATTGCATCGGACGAAGGGGGCGTGGCGGCGCGTTGTTTTCCCGGGATAATCGACCATGTAATGATCTTCGACTGGGCTTTAACGGGCGGAGAGGTCGCCGAGATCCATCGCGAGCAGTTTCCGATGTTCGGGCCCGGTCTTATCGAGTTATGGGCGGGGACGGCGGCGGGGCCGGTATCGTCGATGTGCGGCTCTGTATCGGCCGAATCGAGGTTCGCCGGGTCTATCGGACGCCCGGCGGCGGCCGCGGGCGTGCCGGACTCGGAGTGGGACGAGTGGGTATCGCCGGTCAGCCACGAGGACCCCGGGAGTGTCTGGATCGACGAGGGGAACGCTTACGACGATAACCTGGTCAACTACGCGCTGGGAAACGAAAAGGACATCGCGCTCATATTGACGCTGGACTCGGCGATTCGGAGCAACGCCCTCCGCGTTTATTGGAGTACGACCGGGGCGGACCCTTTCCCCTTTTACGCGGACGTGTACGATGTGACTGCCGCCCAGTGGGTGCGCGTTATCGAAGACGTGAATCACGACCAGGGGGGCGGGGCGTACACTCTGTTAGAGGCGTTTTTCACCTCTCGCGTGATAGACAAATTCCGCATTTATTCCGGCTATGACGGCTACGTTTTCCGTCTCCACGAGATACAGGCGGGCAAGTCAGTCGAGATGGGCGGCGTTATCGAGGCCGAGCCGAGATTCGCAGGCGATGTGGAGGCGGAGGCTGTATTCGCCGGGTCAGTCGCGGCCGAGCCGAGATTCGCAGGGTCGGTAGCTGTAAAGGAGTGTGCGTAGAACAGGGGTCAGATGACAGAAGGCAGAAGTCAGAGACAGAAGGGTTAAGACGATGGAGATTACGCGATTCGACCTATTGATCGACAGCGACAACACGATCCATCTTACGGGCCTCAAGGACAACGATACGGGTAGTTACATCAACGATGCTACGCCGGTCGAGATGAGTCTGTTCCGGCTCGCCGCTCGCAGGCCGGTCTTCATCCTTACTCCGAACGCACAGGCTACGGGCGGGACGTGGACGCTTAGCTATCTCGGCTCGGAGACTACGGCGCTGGCCTACAACGCGACGATGGCCGAGATTCAGGCTGCGCTGGAACTGCTTACCGGCGTTCGGCAGGGCGATATTACGCTCAGCGGCCAGTTGATTTCCGCGGGTACGGGGGGGCTGGTGATCGAGTTTGTAGAGAGTTTCCGGGAGGTCGATCCGGTGACGTTCGACTTTTCGGATATAACCGGGCCGACCCAGGCGGCGTCAACCATAATCAAGCGGACCCAAGGTCTTTTTTCGGGCGACGTTATTGACAAGACGGGCGGCAAGGTCGGCATTCCGGTTATCCGGCACGAGGCGGCGAGCGGGGATTTTATCAAGATCGAGGGGGCGGGCGAGCAGCTCGACGGCGAATATACCGTCGATGCGACAACTTCGGCGGATGAGATCGTAGTGACGGCGGTCTTTGCGGACGTATCCCAGACGCTGACGGGCAGGGAGCGGCTCTATATCGGCATCGTCAACGGGACGGAGATTCCGATGAGCTACGTATCCGAGTCGGACGGTAATTACAAGGGCATCCTGCCGTATACACTCCAAGGGCTGATCGCCAACGAGCTGATCGCTACGTCCCACGGCAACGTCGAGATAGGGACGTACCCGCTGTTTGCAACGGCGGTTATGGCGGGCCAGCAGAAGGTGTGGCAGCGTTTAGGGGTAGCGAAATTCTCATGACGAATCCTTTCGATACGGCTTTAGAGAATACGGCGGCGGCGTTTACGACTACGTTCGCCGAGACTATCGTTTACAAGCCGCTCGTCGGGGACGAGCGGTCTATCGAGGCCATAGTGACCAGGCATCCGACCGCACAACTCCCGGCCGCTCCGCACGGATACGGGCCGGAGGCATCTATCGACGTCGAGAATAACGCGGCGACGGGGATATCGACGAGCGAGGTAGATTGCGGCAAGGACCTCGTTAGCTTCCCCAGGCGGATCGACGGGGCGGCGAGGGACTGGCGGATACCGACGATCATATCGCAGGATGCGGGGAGGGTCTGTTATGAATGCAGATGAGTGTCTCATAGACACGGGAGCACTGAATATATTGTATGTCGAAGACGATACGGCGTTCGCGATGGCGGTGGCCCAACGGTTTCTCGGCGGCCATGAAGTTGCGTTTGCATCGTCGATTTGCGCAGCTCGCAAATTACTGGACCGGCCGTGGGACGTGATTCTACTCGATTACGACCTGCCGGACGGCAAGGGCGATACGATCATAGCAGAGATCAGGGCGGCGGGGGATACGACTATTACTATCGGCGTATCGGCACGGGCCGAGGGCAACCGGAACATGCTCAACGCGGGGGCGAATGCCGTCTGCCCGAAGTCGAGCATCGAGTATATCGGCGAGGATATCGAAATGATTACAGCGACGCAGGAGGTTGCTTGTGGATAAGCCGCTTGTTGAAATCACGTTCGATAAGAAGAAGCTGGAAAATATCCGGCGGATGCTGGCCGACGTGCCGCGCGGGATGCCGAAGGTAATGTCCAGGGCGATCAATAAGACGGCTACGTCCGCCCGGGCGGAGCTGGTTAAGCGGCTTCGCGAGCGGCTGAACTTGAAGCAGAAGCGCGTCCGCCAGTACGTACTCAAGCCGACGAAGGCGACGTACAAGCGGTGGATTTCGACTATAAGATTATCGCGGCGGAGCATACCGCTAATCCACTTCGGGGCCCGGGCGCTAAAGGGCAAGGGTGTGTCGTTCCAGATATACAAGGGCGGCGGGCGGAAGAGGATCATTACCCCGCCGACGAGCGCGTTTATCCAGACGATGCCCGGCAGCGGGCACAAGGGCGTATTTCGCAGGCGGCCCGGCGGGGCCATCGCAGCCAGTTCGTTAGGGGAAAGATACATATACGAACTCAAGGGCCCGAGTATTGCCACGGCGTTCGAGGGCGCCGCCGGGATGGCGGCCCAGGCGCAGTGGTGGGCGGCGGGCAAGCTCGAAAAGAATATCGACGCTCAAGTGGCACACGTACTGAACAAGTGGCGATCAGCCGGGAGGGCCGCAGGATGACGCCGGCGATTATCGAACCTATTGAGGTTGGCCCCGTTCTTCTGGCGGCGAAGGAATGGAACGGGCGGTTTTACCGTCGCGTCCGATTAGCGGACGGCGGGGTGGTCGAATTGAAGTCGGCCGTTCGTTTGACGTACGGGCAATGGCAGGACCTGGCCCGCACGGTCGAGGCGGCGGCCGCCGCTGTGCCCGAACCTATCGAGCCGGGCGTGAAGTACATCGATAATGAGCGATACGAATGCACGGAATGGCAGAGGGCAGAAGTCAGATGACAGAGGTCAGAAGGCAGATGATATTTAGTACAGAGAAATGGAGCAAGAACGGGCGGGGCTTTGTAACGCCGGTCAGGATGACCGGCGCAGATCCTTGCCTACTTGTCAAGTAGGTGGCGGTTCGGACTTCTATTGGCACTGGTTTATGGTCTGCTGCGGGTACGTGGGACACAGGCGTTCCCGTGAACGGGGACAGTGCCGTTATCGCCGACGGCCATACCGTTACCTTCGACGTCGACCAGAGCGGGTGGGCGAACGGCCTGGCCGGGCTGACGATTACGGGTACTCTTATCTGCTCGACCGAGGCGGGCGATTATTACCTCAAGTGCGCCGCCGACATTAGCGGCACGGGGCTATTCCAGGCGGGCTCCGCCCAGACGGACCTGCCGATTACTACGACTTTGACAATCGACTTTGCGAGCACCGCCAACTCGATAGAATTAGCCGACGGCCTGGACCTGCAGCTCTTTTGCACCGAGCCTACTAACAAGATCATCCGCCTCTCCGGCCCCGAGGCGGCGGGCCAGACGGAGCTATCCGTCGATACCGACGTTACGGGCGATATTTGGAAGGCCGGCGATACGGTCCATATTAACGATATTGATAATGGCAGCGATTCGGAGGAGAGGATCATCGCTTCCGGCGGGATTGCGGCCGGTGCGATAACGGTGACGGCGGGGCTGACGAATGCGAAGATACAAGGCGCCTTAGTGATTCTTGTCACTCGAAACATTAAGATAACCGGGAGCACTGACTACGCTATTAAGAGCGGCTCAGGTGCTAACATCGGGTGCGAGATATCCGGCAACGTGAATGGCATCGTCGGCGGGAGCAATCAGAGAATAAGCGGGGTGCTCGCCGGCCATAGCTTCGGTATCAATGGCGGGGCCGGCAATATGATACTTGCTGCAATTACAAAAGGCACTTATGGCATCTATGGCGGTGTTAGGCACACAATAATCGGTACGATCTCCGGGTGCAGCAACGGCATCTTTGGCTGCCATAATTTGAGAATAAGCGGACTGATTTTAGGCAACACCAGGGGTGTTCGCTCGGGGGGTGGACACATAATAAGCGGAACAACATTCAAGAATACATATGATTTATATGAGATCTTCATTGGCGAATGTTTCAATGTATTATTCGGCGGAACGACGGAGAATTACAACTACAACGCCTCAAATCCCGCTTGGGTTTACGTCGCCTCTCAGGACCACGATCAGGTGGCCGACGCTTTTAAGGCATGGTGTCGGGGCGGGATTGTCACCAGCGAGACGGCTTCGCCGCCGGACGGGTATTCGATTTATTATCAGCACGCCTGCGAGGACGCGGACTATCCTTGTTTCCGGCAGGTGGAGGTGGCTTTAGGGGCTGGTGCTACGCTCGAGGCGATGGCGACGGTTCGGATCGAGAACGGCAAGGACCATTCGGCGTACAAGCCGCGATTACAGATAATCGATAAGTTCTCCGATCCGTTGGTTGACTCGAACAATTCGGCCCTTGCCGAGGACCAGGTAGCCACAGCCGTCGGCGACGGTTCTACGTGGCAGGACCTCGAGGTGAGCTGGGAGAATACGGGCGATACGCCGAGGAAGCTGTTAGTGCGTATAGCGGCGAAGCACGCCGACAGTATAGTGGACGAGGTATGGGAGTTCGGGGCGTCGCCCATAGAGGAGCCTCCGAGCGGGGGCGGGGGAGTTACTCCCGTTATCGAGCTGATCGCCGCCGAGATTGCCGATAGGATCGACGAGATCACGGTGGCGAACACGTTCAACCAGGACCTGGTCGCGGTGCGGCCGAAGCGCAACGATTTCAAGGATATCCCGCCGGAGAACGGGAAGGTCCTGATATGGCAGGGAGACGAGGCCCCGCCGGACGCCGAGGCGATAGGGACCGAGGCGTGGCTCCAGGAGTTCCTGCTGATTGCATTAGTGATCGACAGCGATGCGGCCGAGACGTCGATAGATACGAGGATCAACCAGGTACGCGCGGATATCGAGAAGAAACTAAAGGACGACCACACGAGGGGGGGAAATGCAATCGATACGAAATTCGGAGGGTCGGTGAAATTCGACGAGGGCGGCGGGTTCACGGGGATCGCCGTGCAGTGCATTGTCCATTATCGAACGGAATATTCGAACCCATACGAGAAAGGTTAGTGCCTTAGAGGCACATAAGTAAAGGAGAAATATCATGGCTTTAGAGGCACCGTTATTAACAAGAATGAGAGTTATTAAGGTCCTGGCGGAGACCGACAAGGGGACGAAAGTCGCCGGGACGCAGGCGATACAGGTCATGGAGCCGAGCATTGACTGGGAGGCGTCATACGAGCCGAGAGGGGACCTCGGCCTGTACCGGGGCAATAGCCAGGCGGGCGTTATAATCGGGATGAAGGGGATATGCCCGTTCGAGGCCGAGTTGCGCGGCGACGGCTCCCAGGGCCTGGAGGCGGGCCTGATACCCCTACTGCAGACCTGCGGGTTTAAGCAGACGGTCGAGGTCTATCAGGTGCACTCGGGCCATACCGACGATAAGACATTATCGCTCGATTTCTGGCAGGCGGGCGATAAGAAGGGGCTGGCCGGGGCGAGTGGGAATGTTGTCTTTGGCGGGCAGGTCGGCGAGCGGCTGATGTGCAAGTTCGATTTTGCAGGGATATGGCAGGCGCCCACGACGGACGCCCTGCCGGCGTTCGCGCCGAGTACCACGCCGCCTATGATATTGCAGTCGGGGACGTTTACGTTCGCCACCGAATCGATCAAGATAGCGTCGTTCGAGCTCGATATGGGCAATAAGGTAGTGCCGTGGCCCGACGCCGACGCAGCGGGCGGCGTTGCTTATTACCTGATCGCGAACAACAGGCCCACCTTGAAGTTGATGATGTCGGCGGATACGGTTGCGGGGTTCGATTACTACGGCCGGCAACTGGCCGGGACGGCGGCGGCCGTCTCGCTCGCGCTCGACGACGGGACCGACAAGATCACGTTCACAATCCCCGCCGTTATCTCGGAGCAGCTCACCGAGGCGGATAAGGACGGGATCAAGATGTATGACTTCGTGGGCGAATGCCTGCACAGCAGCGGCAACGATTCAGTGGCCATCGCCGTCACCGCGGCGTAAGCGCCTTAACCCGGTGCGCAGGGATGTAACTTTTGAGGTTTGAGTTATGGCAAAGCCAAATATATCAGAGATCCGCAGGGCGATAATCGCCAATAGGGGCGGACATGAGAATACGAGCGATACCGGGATTATGAAGGTCTGGCAATCGCTCGACGAACAGACGCGGGAAAAATACATCGGTGCCTCAAAGGCAGGTGAAACTAAAGCCGCCGGTCCGGCGGCTGCCTTAGAGGCACATAAGAAAGGAAAGAAACATGCCCTTAGCGCTGGAGCCAAACGCGACGTTCCGGGTGGTCCTCGAGAGTGATAAGGACAAGGCGAACCCGCCCTATTTTGAATTGCGGTTTTTGTCGGGGCGGGGCTGGAAGGAGCTGACCCGCCAGGCCGGCCGGATTAAGAAGGCGAAGAGCGGCCCCGCCGCAATCGACGTGGTCTACGATATGATCCGGACGGGATTGGCCGGATGGGACAATATGACCGATCCGGCGACGGGAGAAGAGATTCCCTACGACCCCGCCGATCTCGACAGGCTGCTGACGATCAAGGAAGCCAACGAGCTGATGGCGAAGTTCCGCGATCAGGGGATTACGGTTGCTGCTAAAAAAAAATCCGACTCGCCGTCGGACTCCGATACGGGCAAATCTGCAAAGACTGCCCAGGTCCGGAAAAATGCACAGACAAACCCACCGCCGCCGAAAGGATAAGAATGACCTGTCCGGCGTGCGGCGGGTCCGCTAAGGGCTGCGACGAGTGCGACTACGGGTGCATATATTTTGAACAGTGTCCGCTTGAGATAATAACGAGAGACGTATGGGAAGTTATGCAGTATGCCGAGTTGTACGAAAAGGGGCTGCCGCCCGTGCACGGCGGGGCCCTGGACCAGGCATACGTATTCACCTGGGCCTGCCGAGTGATATGGGCCGAGGAGAACAAATTTAAGCCCAAGGGACTATTCGAGTGATTCAGAGTCACGTGAGAGAAAACAGGCGATGGCAAAACACGATGTACTGGTAGTTGTTAAGGCACGGGACGATGCCTCGCGCAAGTTTACGAGGATAGGCGGGTCGGCCCTGGGGATGGGATCGATGCTGAAAAAGGCGGCGGGTATGGCGGTGGCTTATTTCGGCGCTCGCTCGGTAATCAGAATGATTCAATACGGGGCGGCGTTCGAGCAGACTATGAGCCGCGTCGGAGCCAAAGCGAATGCGACAGGCGCACAGTTGGAGCAATTGACCAAAGAGGCCGAACGGTTGGGATCGGCCACGGCCTTCACGGCGACACAGGCGGGGGAGGGTATGGAATTTCTCGCGCTGGCGGGCTTTGAGGTGAACCAAATAATCGCGGCCATGCCGGCGACTCTGAACCTCGCGGCGGCCGGGCAGCTCGAGCTGGCGCAGGCGGCGGATATCACCGCCGGGATAATGAAGGGGATGGGTCATGGCGTGGAGGACCTGGAAAACGACGTCGATATCTTAGCCAAGGCGTTCACCTCGGCGAATACGAACCTTGTGCAGGTCGGCGAGGGGATGGTCTATGTGGGGCCAATAGCAAGATCTGTGGAGATGGACATAGGAAAGATAACCGCAGCAATTCAACTTCTATCGGATGCCAAGATACAAGGTTCAATGGCCGGGACGAGTTTGCGCCAGATAATAGCCGCCTTGACCGGCGGCATCCCAACGGCGGCAAGTGGGCTTAAGAAGCTGGGAGTGGTGACGATAGACGTAGAAGGCAAGCTCCTCCCGCTTGCGGACATCATCGATAAGTTGAATGCAAGCATGGCGGACCTGGGCAGCGCCGAACGGACGGCGAAAGTCCTGCAAATGTTCGGCAAGCGGGCCGGGCCGGGGATGGCCGCAATGCTACTCGAAGGCGGCGCGGCGCTTCGCGCATACGAAAGGCAGCTCGAAGATGCGGCGGGCACGGCCCAAAGAATCGCCGATCAGCAGCTCGATAACGTGGCAGGTTCTTACACTAAGCTCAAATCTGTTGTTACCGGCGTCTGGCTGGCGATACAAGAGAAGTTCAAGGGGTCGCTTCAAGACACGCTGGACGCGATGCGCGAATGGGTCGTGGACCACAAGGCCGCTATTCTCGAATGGGCCAACGCCTTTATCGAGGGGGTGTGGGACGTGAAGGACGGCCTGCTCTCGTTCGTCGAGTATATGCAGAAGGATTGGATCAGCGCGACGAAATGGGCCATGTCCAGCTTCCTTGATGTGCTCGAAGCGACGTTCAACAGTGCCGTGACATTGGCTATCGCGGGGGGTAGGGGGATTTGGAAGGGCGTCAAGAAAGGGGTGATGGGCGAGGGTGCAACGGGGGAGGGGGCGATTATGCAAAGGACGGAGAAACTTTGGCGGGAGGCTGATGAAAAACAGATTGATAAGTGGACGGCTTCAGGGTTGCCGGTGTACGGACAGGTCCGCAAACTGGCCGAGGCAGAACTATTGAGGGAGGAGGCCGAAAAACTAACTGGGCACATAGGCGAAATAGTGAAGTTGCAGTGGATGGACACCTTGGAAGAAATTTGGTCGAAGGCCCCGGCGGGCTTTCTGGAAGGGTTCGAGGAGCGCCAGCAGGAGCGAATCGACAGAGCACGGATACGCAGCGAGCGGCGTTTCGGACGGGGTATGCTCGCAGGATTAGGGACCGCCGGCGGAGCGGGGGTTGCGGGCGGAGGGCAGGATGTAGTCTCGCAGATCGCTACGGGGGCGGCCAGGGGCGGGTTGGCGGCCCTGGAGTCGCGATTTATGACGTTCAAGCCGGGCCAGACGTTCGACCCTCAACAGCAGACGGCGAAGAATACGAAGGATATGGCCAGCTACCTGAAGGATGCGGATAAGATGTTGAAGGGCATCGAGACGGGGATTAACGAGTTGGTTTTCGAGACCAGGGTGCTCCCGGCCCATGCGGCGGAGCTGCCGCAGACGAGGTTTACCTGATGGGTGTTATCGACGTAAAACCGGATTGGAAGGGGTTTAGCGCGAGTGTTAGCGAGGGCAGGATGACCGGGCGGGAGAGCTGGACGGTCCTGCTCGACGAGAACGATCTGCCGTCCGCCCGGCAGTTCGTGGCCATGACGGCGCCGGGTATTCCGCGCATGTACCAATCGAATCCGTTCTATCGCTGGCTCTACGTCCAGGGCGTCGATCCCCAGGCGATAGGGCCGTTCTTTTACAGGGTCAATATCTCCTGGGGCGGCCTGGTGGCGGAGAGCGGGGCGCATACCGGCGAGCCGGTGGACCCGGTATTCATACCGGAGCTGTGGAGCTGGCCGCAGGCGGTAACTACCGAGCAGATCACCGTCGACATCGACGGGAAGCCGCTTATGAACTCGGCCGGCGTGACGTTCGATCCGCCGATGACCGAGGAGCGCCACGATTTCGTCGCCAGAGTCGTATTCTACCGCCGCGAGTTCGATGCGGTACAAGCGTGGCGGTATCGAGGGGCGATCAACGAGGATGTATTCCACGGATTTCCTATCGGGACGGTCCTCTGCACGCTCAATAGCGGCGACGAGATGCAGACTCCGTTCGGGCCGCGATACCGCAGGACTGTGGAGTTCCGCGTAGCGGCCGGGGAAGACGAGGACGGCGACCCGATTGGCTGGAGACGGAGAGTACTCGACGAGGGATTAGGGGAGTACTACGGCACAAAGGACGATGGGACGCCGGATTACCGGCCCATTGTTATAACGGACCCCGAAACAGGGTTCACTACCCCGATAAGCGAACCGCAAGAGCTCAATGGGAGCGGGCGGAAGCTCGCCGACGGAGCCGAGCCGTATTGGCATTATTTCGTCACGAAACGGTCGCTGCCGTTCAGCGTATTCGGATTGGAGTGATGCAATGGCAGGAGACGACCGCAGGGGCACGACAATATCAGCGAAGGACTTGCCGCTAATCGATCAGATGGTGAAGGACTACGTCGGCGGGCGGCTCGGGCCCGGACCGGATAAGCTCCGGCGGCGGAGGCCGGCAGGCGGGGGCGGCGGGGGATCCAAGCAGTACGCGTTTATCGTGCGGTCGCTACAGAGGCCCGACCCGACGACGGAGCCGCCGACTGTGGCCCAAACTTGCTATAAGATAAAGCGGGCCAGTGAGGCGGATTACGACGCCTGGGCGGCCACACACGGCCTGTACGAGGCAGGCGATAAGGTGGTCTGGACGGACGGCCTGGACTATGAGTGCTTAGCCAGCCATACCAGCGCCGAGGGCAAGGACCCGGATAACGCCTCGTATTGGACGCTCATCAGCTTAGACGCCTATATCCTCGGATATCCCTACACGGACCTGATCGGGACGGTCCCGTGGCTCAAGGTCAGCGCGGAGGTCGAGGTCGTGCAGCGGGATTTTATCTGGTACATCCACGCGACCGTGAGCAGGTGCGAAGAGGTCGATGACGATGGGGAGCTGTCCACGTCAATGCAGCAGAATGCAGACCCGAACGATTGGCGGGGAATGTCGGTGTATAAATAATGACTTTAGATGTGACGACACGTTGTTATTGGGAAGAGGCCCAATGGCCGTTGGTCTTGGCCAATACCGCGCCTCCGGAGGGCGAGAAAAGGGAGATTGCGGCCGCGCACTTCGAGGACATTCGCAAGCGGATATACGTGATCGAGAATCCGAATATTGGCAATGTCGCCTTGAGCTATCTCTTCACGGCCGCCAACTGGGTCGGGTCGTGGGACGCCTACGCCCCGCCGGATATCGCGGACCCCGGCGATATCACGGTGCGATACCAGGACGCCGAGGGGAATATCGATTATTACATCAATCGCATTGCGATGAGCGAGGGGACGCTCGATTCCAGACCGCCCCTGAGGCCGGACGGGCAGCTCGATTCGAGCTGGCGACTGGCGCCGGACCCGAACCGATACCACAGTTGGGACCACAACGCCGGCAAGCCGTCGGCGGGAGCGGTGGGGCGGTGGCGAGTGATCTATCACGGGCCGAGCGACGGGTGCGGACACCTCGAATACGTCTCGGAGACGCCGGCCTATAAGTGGCTGCCGCGACAAGTCGATCCGTACCGGCAGGTCGCGCCGCTGAAATACGCGGACGGCCGGGTCGAGAGGAGACATCAATCAGTTGAGTTCCAGAAGGACTTTATCTGCCGATATATCGGGCCGACGCACGAGCGCAGCCTGAACACGGGGCCATACGAACCGTGCCTCAATCCGCGGCGGCTGACTGAATATGTCTATGAGTTCGGCGAGCCGAGCTGGACGGGCGAGACGGACGAGGAGTGCGGCCTGTCGAACCAGTGCCACATGGACGCGAAAATGAACGCCGCCTATCAGGACAGGGTGATCAGGACGGCCGAAGAGCAGGGGTTCCGGTTTCTAAAGGAGGTGGACGAGACGTGGGTCGAGAACTGGCTGTCGGTCCAGACAAAATACCTCTGGGAAGATGCCGAATATTACACGGCGGGGAAGATCGTGTACAAAGTCGCCGAGACGGATGCGGTCCTTTACGTCTGCTACACGGGCCATACAGCTACGCCCGACCGCGAGCCGGGCGTAGGCGTCGATTGGGAGGACTACTTCGTAACGCCGGCCTACAACCCGACTTACGTGCGATCACAGCCGGTGTATGTGGCGATGAACGGCAGCGAGAATACCACGCCGCAGCAGTCATATACCTGGCTCTGGGGGTGCAACGACAGCGCTTACGAGCTGCTGCTCAAATCGTTAGGGGGGATCGAGAGCGTCTATCCGGCCTGGTCCGCGGACCACGGGGCGTATATCGTCGATGACGTTGTCCGGCACGGCGATATATGCAGGCGGTGCAAAGTGACGCACGATTCGGACGAGACCAGGGACCCGACGAACGGGGAGTATTGGGAGGCGGTGACGCAGTTCGACTGGTGGTGGGACACGACTTATCCGGGCGTGCCGCTGTGGCTCTATATGTATCAGTACGACGAGTCGCCCGTCGATTGGCCGCTGCCGCGCGGATGCTGGCGGCGGATGGGGAAGCATTCGCCCGGACGATTAGGCTCATTGATGTGGCCGGGAGAGAAGGGAGATCCGCCCGGATACCAGGGCCTCAAGCTGATAGTCAGCCAGGCCGCTTACCTCGCCATGCCGGAGGGACATCGCAAGTGGTATGCCGTTAGCGACGTCGAGGGACTGCACGCGGCTGCTTACGGGGACATCGAAGAGGCCCTGATCGCCAAACGCCACGACCCGACGCATATACGCTGGATCGAATATTTCGACGAGGACCTCGGCGAGATGGCCTGGGCCGGGCATTCGATCTACGAGATGCACCATGACCTCGTCAACGATATGCGCAACTGCCTGCTCCAGCTCTACCGGGTGGAGGCGGACGGATTGGATATAACGGCCAAGTACAATCAGTTCCAGTGCGTTGACGGATTAACGGCGGATACGAGCCTGGCCGCCTATACCCAGGCTCGGGTCTCGGCTATGAACAACCTGAGCGTGTGGACCGTGGGCTTCGGCTGGTTTCGCTACGGATATTTGGTGGAGATTGAGCTGTGGGACCCGCTCGGGACGCCCCAATACTTCAGCAGCGGCGAGGGCGGAGTGCTGATGATCGATTTCTTCGTCGAAATCACGAAGCAGCAAGGCGCGTCGCAAGCACTCGATATCAGCAGTACAATTCTCCGCGTGGCGTATAAAGGGTCGGACGAGGGGGCGAGCAGCGCCAACGAACATGTCTTCGACGGCGCTACGTTTGGGATCGGCGACCTGACGGTTTACGCCGCGCCGGACGACGAGACCGAGCGCAACTGCTATGTGCGATTGGCCCTCGGGGCCGATAGCACCGCGGAGACATGGTTCTTCGAGGGCGAGCTGCTCGATCCCTGGCCGGCGACGGAGCCGGACGAGTTCTTCGACTTCGACGAACTGGGGACATTCTATTCAAAAGAATGGCGGCGGCGGATTTACTTAGTGATCGATGGCTACGGGATGGATAAGTGGGCGGTGATGGAATACGACTGGGACATGATACCTGAGGATGTGTGGGCCGAAGATTCTGCAAACATAATTGAGGTGGCTTAGAGGTGGCTTAGAACCACAGAAGGAGTAATACAATGGCAAATAAATACTGGAAAGGCGGTGACGGATCAACGGATATCGAGAAGGGCGATTTTAACCGCAACGGGAACTGGCAAACCGCGACCGGTGGGGCATCCACTGTACCGACGGCGGCGGATGCAATGATATTCGACAGCCGGGCGGCTATCGCGTCGGGTTCGGGCGACCCGCACACAGACGGCCTCCACTGGAATTGCTATCACAACATGGCCAGCGGGCCGGACGACTGCCAGGGCTTTGTGCGGTCGGCGGAGTTTACGGGGCTGATCGGGAAGGCGGAGAACGCGGCGGCGGCCCCGCTACAGCTCTCTCTGGCGGCGGGCAAGGAAGTGATTTGCCGCGGCGTCGGCGAGACGTATCTCAAGATTAAGACGGACACAAAATCCGTGCCGAAGACCATCCATGACTGCACGACCGGGATTCTTGTACTCAGCGGCGTTAATGACACCGATGCAGAATGGACGGAGATCGAGTGCAGGGGGGCCGGGACGCTGGAACTCGCGGCAGATACTCAATACGGAGATATCTACAATCGCGGCACGGCTACCGTGATAATCAACGCGACTTGCCCGGCGGGGAACGTGCACACCTGGGGCGGGACCGTCTATTCGGACAGCCCGCTCACGAATATCAAAGCCTATGGCGACGCACTGTTCACTATCGGCCGAACCACATTCACCAACCCGACAGAGGACCTCGATGTCGCGGACCTCGAATGGAAAAGCACCGGCAAGTGCACCTGGCGAGCGGCGGGTAAGATAACCGCATACGATCAGGACGGCGGCATAGTCGAGGCGGTCGGCAACGGGGCCAAACAGATAGGAAATTCGTCCGACGTCTGGACAATTAACCGGGGGTATCTCGATCTGTCCGCCCAAAAAGGACCGCTCACGTTCGAGGCCGGTTCGACTATCGATGCGAAGGTGGCGAACGCCGTCAGGTTCCCGGCCGGGACTATAGTTGACGGATTTACGACGGGGAATTAGTGGACGAGCTTTAATTCAAAGACGGTTCTTTGGCCGCCCCTGATGGTTGTATAAGAACGTGTCCCGACTACTCGGAAGATCCTGTCGCGGCTTAGCGTAAATGCCTTATCATCCGCCATATCTGTTGTCGATATCCCAGTCATCCAGATATTCGGTTGCCTGAGCCAACTACTAAGCTCGATCATCATGTTGGAGGAATCGACGATTTGGACCACCTTGAGTCGGTCCGTTTCCGTGAAAAATACATGTTGACCGCTGCGAAGCGGCTCTTTCAATGGTCCGGCATCGCGCAGCTCGGGCGGCAATATGAGCAGGCGAATTGCCTCTCCCTGCCGTTCCAGTATGTTCATTATTTTTGTTCTTGCGTCTTCGAGGTTAGCGAGGCGGTCCTCGATCTTTTTGAGGCGAGTTTCCACGCGGCGCTCGTATGCCGCTGGGGACGACCCGTAGCCCGACCGGCGGCTGTAAGCGAAGATGTTCAGGGACAGGATGATTGAGACGACTAATACGATTGTGACCTTGTGCTGTTTCATTTATTATGCCTTCACTTCGGTCTGCTGATCTATTTGCTTCGCACAATCCCCACAAACCACCTTGCCAATGCTTAGAACTGTAAGGTCCGAGGGTGCGTACATTTTACTACATGCGTCGCATTTATTCCTCTTTGATTTGACTATGATAATTGATAACAGTAATTCCACTTGGGCTAAACTGGTGATGACATCGTCAGACCTTGAACCAATACGGACAACAGCAATGCTAATAATTATGCTGGTTATAAATACAAGAGCACACAGCAATCGCGTAAGCGCTATGTCGCCGTCCTGTAGCCAGAGAAGAAAGAGCCATACAGTGACAAACGTGAAACCGAGCGCTGCTAAATATAGGGCCCCACTGTTTGATGGCTTGACCTTTTCTCGCTCCACTAAAACATCTTTTCTTGCCATTGTGAAACCCGCACGCTACGCTTTTTTCTTCTTTTTCCGTCGATATTGGGGGTTCAGGACTTCGAGCATTTCCCTGATCGCCTTGCTCTCTATGTCCGAAAGGAATTGCAGACTGACCGAGAAATCTTTGGTGCTCAGACCCTGATAGGTCCTTATGCACATCCGGGCAACGGTTGCGGCCAACTCAGCAGGGTCGTTGGATTCAATGCCGTTAGCCTGAGCAATGAGGCGTTTTTGCTCATCGCCACTCAGGTTGACGAAGGCGAGAAGCGCGCCGTTAGTTATTGACCGGAGGTCAAAACCCTCTTTTTCAAGTGTTGCGAGAAGTGGTTCTGTTACATCCGTAAGTTCAAATGTGGTTCGTCTATTAGCCATCACCCTGCATTTTCCAAAAAAAAACTTGCGACGTAAATCTTTATGTGCTGAATACTTATATTAGTTTCGCACAAATTCTCACAAAAAGGCATATTTTTATGTTGACAACCATCGCCCCGCTTGCCGAAATAGGCGCAGTTATGGCAACGGTGAAAACAATCCGATTTGACGCCCTCTGGTCCGGCCCCCCTGCCACACGGATTAGAATACCAGACCCATCGGGCGTTTGTCAAGTAAATTCTCCTCGAATTAGGGTGATGAGTGTGTGGGCAGGGGGGTTGAGGGTGCGGAAAACGAATCAGAATAAAGCAGGTGGACGACGCCCGGGGGGAGTAACGCCGATGGGATCAACGGCTTTTGCCCCAGGGGCGACTTCCGAAAGCAACCAATATACTCCCCATGCCATGCTTGTGCAAGTGGGAGATGTGAGCATCCTGCGAGATGTCCGGTGATGAAAAGACCGGAGCAGGGATGCTCTTTGACATACGAATAGGGGAAGAAAGCGCAGGATTGGTGGTTGACGCTTGGCTTTGCAAGCCGTATATCTTAACTGCCTATAAGGCAGTGGCTTGCAGCAACTGTGACCGAAAGGAGGTGATCAGTATGCGTCACATAGTTAAGCCACAGTCAATGACTGATCTTGTTATGCAGTACATCAAATCCAACAAGCGAATCCAAAGACCCACGATGGACCTTACGCTCAAGGCGTTCGAGCACCTGATCGAGTCGGCAGGAAATATCAGGCCCGAGCGATTGACGTTCGGCGATTGCGAGCGGTTTCAGCAGGACATTTTACATGCCGGGTGCAAGCCGGTTACGGCGAACATTTACGTAAAGACAGCCAGGCCGGTATTGAGATGGGCGATGCGAAACGACTGGATCCCGAGCGACCCATTCGAGCACCTCAGATTATTCCCGGCGCCCGCCGGCGAGATCCGGATATATGATCGGGTCGAGTTCGAGCGAATGCTCACCGGCTGCCGGTCGAGGATATGGCAGGGCAGGCTACTGCTCGCCAAGACCGCGGCCATGCGCCGGGGTGAGATACTGAATCTCACGCTGCGGGACATCGACTTCGACAAGGGCGTCATTACCATTCGCCCCAAGAAGGAGAGCCGGGACACCTGGGAATGGACGACCAAAAGTAAGAAATTTCGCCAGGTGCCCCTGGCCGATGCGGTCGGTAAGTTTCTCACCGACTTCGTCTTACGCGACCTGCCGGTGAAGCAGCCTTATCTCATGCTCACCGGCGAGCGTTACGACCGGATTGAGCAGTTGCGCCGCACGGGCCTGCTCAGCGACAGAATCCGTCGATGTCCCGATGAGAATTGGACGAAGCCCTTTGAGAGGATTCGCGCAAGGGCCGGTATCCACGATGGAACTTTCCACGACCTTCGCAGGACTTGTATTACCGAATGGCTGGAAAGTGGCCTGCAACCACATGAGGTAAAAGTGCTTGCAGGCCACGCCTCGATTGAGACGACGATGCGTTATTACGTCGCCACTCGTCGAGCTTTGATTGACCGCGCACGCGCGGCAAGTCAAAAGGTCATAAAACCAATCGGGGCGACGAGATTTGAACTCGTGGCCTCTTGACCCCCAGTCAAGGGGTTGGAAGTCAAACGGTCATTGGAAAATAGGAAAAAGTCAAACGGTCATGTTGCTGCAAGCTATTTTCCCCACTCTCTGAGGACGCATACCCTGGCTCGAAGGGGTTCAGGCCGGGGTTGTATCACCTCCGCGGCGGGACGAGAGATCCGCGTTTTTCGCCGATGCCATAACAGCTTTGACGATTCGCGCACTCTCTCCCGCCATTATTCAGCTTTTCATCACCCTCCTCCGAACTCCCAAGCCACGGGGCTTGGGAGTTTTATCCGCCCGCGTAGCTCAATTGGGTAGAAAAGCACTCAGCGATAACGTTTGAAACTCTGAGAAGGTTGCTGGTTCGAATCCAGCCGCGGGCATTTTCGCGTGAATAGCGGGGCGGCTCGATGTTGGTGTACCGAGTCGGGGGCAGGATATGGCGGACCCGCCATAGCGAGTGAGTGACGTAACACAGGCTCGGCCCCCGGTTAGCAAGTTTACGGCTGGCTTGTCGCAGGTTCGAATCCTGCCCGCCCCCCTTTTTTGACAACTCCATACGCTAAGGAGATCACATTGAAACCCAAATCTCATAGTTTTGAAATCGAGGACGCCAAGAAATATGGTGTCCCCGCCGCGATTTTTTTACACCACATGAAATTGTGGATTCAGCAAAATCGTGAGAACAAAGATTTCAGCCGCCATTTTCGCGATGACCGGTGGTGGACTTACAACTCCCGCACGGCCTTGGCTAAGATTTTCCCATATTGGACCCCCCGGCAGATACGCGGAATTATCGAGAAGCTCGAAACAGCAGGAGCCATTATCACGGCCCAATTGGGCGGAGGCAATCGCTCGAATTGGTACGCTTTTGAGGTCAAAAACCCATTGGACCAAACAGACCAATGCCCCCCGGACCATCGGACCAAAAAGGCCAATGGGGCATCGGACGAAAAAGTCCAATCATCGGACGAAAAAGTCCAATCATCGGACGAAAAAGTCCAACCATCGGACGAAAAAGTCCAATGTATAAAAGGAACAGATAAACTACCAGATAAACTACCAGATGAAATACCAGATAGGCAGGGATTTTCTCAAAGGGGTTTATCTGAGCGGGAGAATGATGAAAAGGAAGGCTTTGGTTTGCTCCTGCGTTTTGGAGTTGCAAGAAACGTTGCACATTCGCTCGCATTCATACATCACACACCACTGATGAGTATTTACGAGGTAATCAAAAACGGCCTGGCAAAACAGCGCGCGAGCGGTGGATTGTGGAAGCTCAAGGGTGGATACATGGTTGCTGCCCTGAACCAGGCTCGGAGCGAGGGGAAAATCATCGGACCTACAAAGGCGTCGGAGGCCTTGCGTAAAAAACTAAACATATCACGACCGGCAGCGTTGGCTGCAAAATAACAACCTTTTTTTGGAGATTAAAAAATGGATGAAACGAAAGTGAAGTTTGAGAAACGAATTGTGTTGAAACTGGCTGTGGTTATCTATATCGGCCTGGCTGTGTGCGGGTGTCAAAGCGTATCGACAATCGACCCGAACGACATCAAACAGGTCGCTGAGGACGTGAACAGCCTGATTGCCCGAGTAGATGCGTACCAACAGGCCGCTACAGCGGCGATGGAATCGCTGGCTGCGTCCGGTGCTATCGATCCGAACAAGGCGGCTGAAATACTTGCGGCAAACGCTGATGTTGATCGGCTACAGGCTACCGTACAGAAGATCACGGCTGCTCTGCAAACGGCCGATTATGGTGGGGAAACCGGACTGCTGACGCTGATCACGGCGGCTCAGAGTGCAAACGCGGCTACAGCTCCGTGGAATCCTTACGTGGGAGTTATTGCGGCGGCGGGGACGATTCTATCGACGATCTTAGGCATATCGCTGAAAAAGAAGTCGAGCGAAGCGTCGGCGTCGGCGTTGAAGTACAAGGCACACAAACAGGGGGCCGAAAAGACGATGAAGGAAGTTTCGGTGGCGACGGATAACGAGGTAAAGAGGATCGAGACGCTGCTGTACAAGAACATCGGAGAGGCAAGGGCGGTGTTAGGAGTTACATAAGAGAAGGATAACTTCTTAGCGGGGCGGCCGGTGTTCCAAGCCGGGCCGGTCGCCCTTTTTGGCGAACGAAAGGGAAGGTATGCGAGTTATCTACGAGCCAAGCGGCAGGGCAAGGGAGTATGCCTGGTTGGCGGCTAATCTGTTTCGCGGCTGTCGGCATGGGTGTGTCTATTGCTATGCCCCTCAGACCTTGAAAATGTGCCGAACGGAGTTTTGTCAGCCGAAAATACGGCCGGGCGTGATCGAACAATTACGCAAGGAAGCGCTGCGTTACCACGGCACGGATAAGCGCGTATTGCTCTGCTTTACGACTGATTTGTACCAGGGAATGGGCACTGAGTTTGACGAAGTCACTCGCGAGGCATTAGCAATCCTCCACGCAAACGAGATTCCATTCACGGTTTTAACGAAGGGTGGAACACGGGCTTGTGCAGATTTCGACCTTTATGGGCCCAATGATATCTTTGCGACCACATTGACATTTCGCAACGACGCCAGGTCGCTGAGAACCGAGCCTAACGCGGCACTTCCTTTCGACCGAATCGAGGCAATCAAAGCGGCGCACAGCACTGGGATCCGGACAGAGGTGAGCCTGGAGCCGGTGATTGACGAGCAGGAGACATACGCGCTTATTGCCGAGACATGCGAATACGTTGATCTCTACAAGGTGGGTAAGCTCAACTATATGCCCTCGGACATTGATTGGGCCAAATTTGGCAAGGCCGTTATTCACATGTTCACCAAATTATCCAAGTCATACTATATCAAGAAGGACCTCGGTGCACACCTCGAGGGTATTGCATTTGAAAACACAGACACCCGGAGGGTGCAAAGATGAGGCGAGGCAAATCAAAAGGGAAGGCTCGACGCCACGATCCGCCGCCTGCGTGGAGTAAAGTGTTGACGCCGGACGAGCAGGAGCGTCTATGGCAATACCTGAACGGCACTGCCTCGAGCCGTGTCAGTGGGGAGTGCCTGGACACTGAATCGGTAGCGGCCAAGCGATTAACTCTAATGACCGACTTGTTGCTGTACACCGGTATGCGAGCATCCGAACTGGTCAAATTGAGAGTCGAGCACACGCCCTATGTTCTGGGTGCGATGGTGATCGAAATTTACGACAGCAAGTATCGCAGGGACCGCACAGTCGATGTCAGTGTGAGGTTGGCAAAGGCTATAGAGAGTTACATATTGCAGGTTCGAGTGAGAACCCTGCCCCGGTGTGTTCTTCGTAGCGATACGAAGCGCCCGGTTTTCTACAACAGCCGCGGCAAGCCATACACCAGCCGTAGCAGCAACGGTCGGATACGGGCATCTTCTACATTCAACCGTGAGGTGCATTCTCTCGGCCTGCATATTGGGTTAAAGAAAACATTGAGGCCGCACATGTTTCGCCACAGTTTCGCGGTCAACACACTCCGCAGCGGCGTGAATGTACGGCGACTGCAGGCCATGATGGGACATAGTTCCTTGGCTATTACGGAGCGTTATCTACTGCTTGTAGATACTGATGGGTTGGGGGAAAAACTGGACCAACGACCGGCTCAAATAAAGGTGATTCACCCATGCAAAACTGCTTGAAATCGGTTGCGTTTGACACAATTGTACTGGTTTTGTGTCATTTCTACACAGAAACCGTGCTAACCCTTGTCGGTGTCGCTATTTATGTAATCCTTTGGCGCACGGTGTTTTTGCGATGTCACTCCGAAGCGCCTGGTGATAGCCGGTCGTATGCGTTTTTAGCCCAAAAACAGGGGGCGGACGCGCCGCGCGTCCGGTGTTTTCCCAACAATTGCGAGGGACATTGCGTTTTCAGGCCAAAAACACTGGTGGGTAATTTTGAACCGGACCGCCGTTTCTGGGCTGGAAACGCCCTTACCCATCTTAACGGGGCGCGTGACATTGACGGTTGCGGGTCCTTCCCAGGGCTTCGAGCACTGCGGTCGATAA